CGTGGACACACTATTGTAATTATAGATCATCACAAATCTTCTGAGTGGGTTAAGGAACTTGACACCACTGGTAAGAAAGATCCAGTTTACATTCGTGTGTACCACACTCTGTTCCAGTCTGGATGTGAACTCACGTGGGATACACTCATGGATGGCAAGAAGCTGCCACCTGCTGTCTGGATGACTGGACGGTGGGACATGTGGGACCACAAAGCTGACGAACGTATTGTTCCGTTTGTCACCGGTATGAGGCTTATCCTTACTGACCCTGCTACGGAAGATGGTTACGAGTTCTGGAAAGCTTGCTTTGATACGCTTGACTGCCTGCCTGCTGATGCTCCAGAAGAAGAGAAAGCTAAACGTATGCATTGGGATGTAGTAATGCAACTGATTAACATGGGTCAAGTTGCACAGATGTATCGTTCTGCTATTGCAGAAGATAGGATCGACAACTTGCACGACATGGTTATCGGAGGCAAGAAGTTCCTGATGCTTAATGCTGACCTTAAAGATTCTTATGACTTTCCTGTGTACAAAGTAACTGATGATTACTTCGGTTATGGTTGGTACAAATGGTCTGGTAATCTCTGGAAGTTCTCTCTGAGATCTACTGGAGAGAATGACCTCACGTCTATTGAAGGCGTAGGTGGTCATAAGAATGCTGCAGGTTTTGCTATGTTTGGTTTCCAAGATCCTAGCATCTATATAAAGGCAGCTAATGAAAGTAATTGATCCTACTGTAGTAGTATCTCTTCAGTCTGAACCACAGTTCATCATGAAGATGATTGAAGAAGCTGGTCGTACATGCTATAAAAGCGAGGACAGAATAAATGAAAATTCCTACGTGGCTTTCATCGAACGACTTGTACGTCGAGGGCACGAGGCTATGCTCGAACACGGGTACGCTACTGCACACTTTCGGATTGACCGTGGTGTCTCTCATGAACTGGTGCGTCACCGCCTTGCTAGCTATGCTCAGGAAAGTACTCGCTACTGCAACTACAAGGATAAAGACATTGAGTTCGTAAGACCAAGCTACTTGAATGAATCTTCCTACGAGTTGTGGACTAATGCTATGCTGACTGCTGAAGAAGCGTATAACCAGATGATTAAGAATGGTTGTACACCTCAGCAAGCACGAGCTGTGTTGCCTAACTCCTTGGCTACAACTATTGTAGTTACAGCTAATCTCCGTGAATGGAGAACTATCTTTAAACTTAGGTGTGCAAAAGATGCACATCCAGACATGCGATATATTATGCTTCGCTTGTTGTCTGATATGTACAAACTCTTTCCTCCTGTGTTTGAAGATATTTATCAACTGTATAAGGAAGAAGTAGATGAGTTGGATAGAGAACTTGTGTTCGTTCTTCCGTCTACGCAAGAAGAGAATCAACAAGACTCCTGAGACATGTCACTGGTATAAAGACCAGACATACTGGGATGCTTGTCACGACTGGCGAGACGGCTTTGGTAGTTGTGCAGACTGCAAACAGTGGAAACCTTCTAACGATTATAAGGAATAGACAATGACTAAGTTTGAAATTACTGCTAACTGTAATGGCAAGGACTACAAGATCAACTTCGATGTGCCGAAGGATATTACTGAGCACGATTGGGATCAGTTCTCCAAGCTCATTAAGATGGCCTGCCAGCAGATGGGTAAGTAAACTTCCTCTTGACAAATTCCTAATGAGTCTTATACTAATATAAGACACGTCATGTTACCTTAAACGTAGTTGTTAGCTACATCAGGAATAGGTAGACGAATTAGTACCTCCCTACCTATTCCTGTTACAACGCTTAACTAACTAGAAGATTGAACATGATGGAACAAGGCTCTCTTGCGGATCTCCTTACTCTCGCTAAGTCTGGTGACGACAACAAACTTGGCGAAATGATGGCTATGATGAACGGTGGTATGGGTGGTCAGCAGTGGATGTGGTGGATCCTCATCATTCTGTTCGCTTTCGGAGGACTGGGTAACGGTATGTTTGGACGTAACATGGCTCCCAATGGTCTGGACAATGCTAACCAGCTTATCCTCGAAAAGCTTAATGGTATGAGTGTCGAACAGTGTGGTCAGTTCGCTCGTGTAGGCAACGGTATTTGTGACAGCACATTTGCTATTACCAATGCAGTGCGTGATGCGCGGGATGCCGCTTCCGCCTGTTGCTGCGAAACGAACTTGAACCTCGAACGCATGAAGAATCAGGTTGAACGTGGGCAGGATATGCTGTCTCACCAGCTCTCTGATTGCTGCTGCCAGACCCAACTCCGTATGCAAGATCTTGCTACCGGTATTCGTGAACAGGCTACGGCCAATCAGTTTGCGAACCAGCAGGAATTTTGTGACATCAAGACCCGCATGGCCGCTAACCATTGCGAGACGCTTGCTGCCATCCAGGCTAATCAGGCGGCTATCCTTGGTTACATGACTCAGGAAAAGATCAGCAATCTTGAACGTGAGAATGCTGCTCTTACCATGCAGTTGTCGCAGAATGCTCAGACGAGAGCTATCATTGAATCTCTGTCTACCAAGAGCACTACGACTCCTGCCACCTAGTAGTTAATGCTTAACTGAAATATTGGGGAGCTTAGGCTCCCCTTTATAGTAAAGGACTAAACATGTTTGGTGTTCCTTCTATTGAAGAACGTATTCAGGCTGCAAAGAATGAGATCGCTAATCTGGACAATGCTAGAGAACAGAACCTCAAGGAGTTCGATCGCATTCAGGAACGTCTTGAAGCTTTGCAGGCAATGCGTAATAAAGAAGTGTCGCGAGTAGGGGAGCTCACCCTGCTGAAAGACGTACAGGATGGTAAGCTCCTCGTACTCGATATGAATACTATGGAACCTGCCCGTATTAAATTCCTCTAAGGAGGTGCCTTATGGCTTGTGGCGGCAAGAAGAAAAAGAAAGGTAAGTGACTTGACAAATTAAAAAGAGTGATTATCTTATAATCAAGAGCGACAGTTGTGCATCTGGCTGTACTCTGAGGTGTCTTGTTATTGAAACTAGGTTCTAGCATAGCCGCTAAACCAGCTATCAAAACTTGTCCCTTTTTGGTTGCTTCTTCTGCGTTACATGCACATGTCTAAGGCTGGGCCCCCTATGCGAAAGTGTAGGGGGTTTTTATTTTATACAGAGGAAAGGTTATGTCAAAGCTTACCACACTCGCTGAATACGTTCATACATGGGCACCGATAGCTACGCAACTTCTTACATCTGACAACCCTACTGTCAAGATGTACGGCGTAAAGATTCAGCAAGAAGTAGATTCAAAAAGAAAACTTCTTGAGGCTGAACTTAAAGAAGCGAAAGCTTTCCTTGGTCTTGACTTAGCTACACAGGAAGCTAAGCAGCCACCAATTAAACAAGAAGAACATCATAAAGATGTAGAGCATTCGACTCTTTGTGGATGTACTAAAACAACAAGTAAAACAGAATGCACAATTACAATCGAATAAAACAAAGAACCCCCTAAGAACCACTTGGCTCCTAGGGGGTTTTCTTTTTACTTACCTTCAGGCATGTCAGCAAGTAACTGTTTTATCTCATGAACACGCGACACGTTGACGCCATTCTTTAAAGACATGATCTCGGCAAACTTCTTAAAGCCAAAGGTAGAAGACACACAGATACCAAATGCTATCTGATACCAGTCAGGCATAGCAGCAAAGGTATTAAATCCTTCTGTAACCCACTCTGATGTCCAAGGACACCAAGCGAGGATAAGCGGCATAGAGATCACGATTGTCCAGAACTCATCCTTCCAACCAGAATTGTCGAGGGAATCTTTTTCCCACGCAATATCTCCCACCACTCCAGACTTGTACAAGTCGATCTTAGCTGCGGCCTTAGCTTTAGCTACTTCGATCTTGCTTTCAAGTTCTACCTCTTTAAGCTTTTGCTTGCTCTCGAACCATCCCACAATACCTGAGACAATAGACTCTATAGGTTTTGCTATTAGGTTCCACATGATTTAATCCCGATAGTCAAGACCTGACTGATTAGCTACACGGTTAAGCTCTTTCATGAGGAACTCACGCTGCTTTTGCAACCGTTCCTTTTCCTCATAGAACTTCTTACCAGTAGACTTGTTCTTCTTTTCATTCTCCTTCTCAAGCTTGCGTACATTATTAAGTCTAGAAGTAATAGAATCATATCTTCCCTTAAGAGCTTGAATGTTTCTATTCTTCAATCTAATTTTTGTACGTTCCTCAGGCGACATCGTTTGATCTTTCTTCGCCAAGTCAAGCTCATTCAAACCAGTCTGAATCTTATTCCGTATCTTACTGAACTCATTAAGTGTATCTCCATAACCAACCTTCCCAAAGAAAGAGTTAGCGATAGGAACATTCTTAAGTTCAACAGGAGCACCGGTCACAGGTGAGGTCAAGATGCCAAGGGCTTGAGTCACAACTCGACCAAGACCACCCATGTAAGATTCAGTAAGGTGTTGAATAGTTTCAGGAGAAACGTCAATAAAACCAGACTCAACCTTAGAACCAAACGTCCAAGAGTTAAGTGTCTCTGCTACAGCACGACACCACATGGGGTTAGTACCCCAGTACTTTTGACTGTCTGGTACTTCACCCTTAAAGCTATGTGTGCTTTCTGGCATAAGCGCATAACCAAAACTATTCTTGTTAGCTGCTACTTCTCCAATAGGACGGAAGATAGTAGGCAAGAAGTTAAGCAGAGATGCACCACCAGTAGGATTAAAGTTATCGAAAGATGCACCAAAGATCTTAGACGCAGCAGAGGAAGGCTTAACACGTCCGTTGATAACACCTTCGATAGCATTACCAGCTACCCAGAATATGTTGTATCCATAAGGCAAAGGAATCTTTACGTAACCACCATCTCCAAAAGGAGAAGGAATAATAAAGTTACTGTCCTTTACATAGTCTGGAATTTTATCGTACTTATTAACACCGTCATCATCGTCACCCATGAGCCACCTACACAGCAATGCATGAGGAATACCGCAAGCAATTGAGTATGCCATGAAGGCTGCAGTACGCTTAGCATTAGTAGCAAAGCTGTCACTACGACGCCACAAGTTCCGAAGAATACGGACGTTACCTCCAATGTTAGCAGAGGAGAATGCCCACAGACTATTAAACAACGGAGCCCAAGAACCCTTACGTGTAAAGTTCACAGTAATTTCAAGAGCTTCGTTAGCTGCACGTTGGTGTGCAGTTTCCATCATCATCTGTACCTGCTGAGGAGACCAGTTGTTACGCCGTGCTTCCTGAGCAATATGATTGTCAAACTCTTGTGTCAATGCTACAAACACAGAGAAGCGAGTAGCATTTTCAGATACGTCAGAGATAGAATCCAAATACTTAAGAGCACTGTCAAGAGTCTTACGAAGATTACCCTTCTGCTTGGACAGTTCTCGTACATCTTTGTACATGGTCTTGTAGTCATTAGCAAGGAACATACGAGTATGTCCACCAAAGTCTACAAAGTTCTTGTACATTTCCTTGAGATATGCAGCATCCTTACCTGTGTATTCCTTACCGTTCAATTCTGACCAGAGGAACTTAACCATACGGAAAGATGTAGCATCCTTGATAATACGAGCACGAATGTTGTTTTCCTTACCAAGCAAATTGTTTGCTTGTGCCTCGGATATAACATTACCCACGTTAAGGATAGCAGTCTGAATATCTCTAGGATAGTTCTTAATAGCAAATACAGGGTTATATGTAGTCAACAAAGAAGAGAACTTCTGTGTAATCTTACGAATAAAGTCAATGACTGCACCAGTCTCAACTGTATTCTCATTACGCAACGCAGCAGCAAGAGCAACATCTCGAATACCTATACGTTGCCTGTTACCCTTCTCGTCAACTACGTTGATAAACTTCAAGCCTTCACCAGACATACTATGCTCTTTACGTTCATAGTAAAGAGTACCGTCTCCCTTCTCAGACATACGGAAGTATGGTCTGCCCTTCTCATCTCTCGGAGTTGCGATCTCCCAAAGATCTGCATTCGGAGCTTCCCTTACGAGGTTAAGTAATCTACGAGACACATCATTCTTTTCACCAATGTTTACAGTGTCCATTATCTGTAACAGCAGATGTGTCGTCGGAGATTCTGCAAGACCTTCCCGCCCCTTTGCCTTCTTCACAAACTCCCGTCCACCAACAGAGATACCTGCCTTAGAACGCTTATGTGCATAGTCAGGATCAAGATCGTCTACAAATTCTTCCCAGTTCTTCAAAGGCACATAATGCTTGTATGTAGCACGAAGCTTGTCGGTAAGTGTCTTTGGAACAAGTCTGTACCTGTCAAGCATATCCAGATGAAATCTGCCAAGCTGGTCAAACTCAGCAGCAATCTCATTGATACCTTCAACATCTGAATATTTATCAATGATAGCTTGAGCTTGTTGATCTGTCAAACCAGAAGGAGACTCCAACTTGTTTTTGCCACGATAACGTCTGTTAATCTCAGCGTTACGTTCGATAGCATGACGAGCCATCATGAATTCGTCAAGCGCAGCCCAGATTGCATTAACCCTATCCTGTTCAGTAATCTTTCGTCCTGCTCTACGAAGTTCATCAAGAGCTTGCGTTACAGCAGGAATGTCCAGTTTACCGATACGTTCACACAGAGGAGCAATCCTTTGATTCATAATATCAGTACGAATACTGTTGATTCTATTAACCAGACCAGTCAAATGCCTGTAAATATTTGTAGCAGGCTTAATGATGTTCTGACCTATAGTATCCTTAATGAATCGCTGAACAACTTGTACTCGACGATACTTATCGTACAACCCTTCAACAGCACGTTCAAAACCAGTGTGCGAAATGATCTTACCATCCATACCTACAGACTTACCAGTATTCCTGACTTTAACCATACGGTCAGTCCAAGTCTGCTGATTCATCTGTTGCCTCTTCCATTGTTCAAGATACAAGGGAGGCATATCAGTATAGGTAGTATCGTCATCAATCATGAAACGAACTTCAGGCTTACTGTAGTTAGGAGTAGAATGACTAATGTCATCGCCTTCAAACAAACAGTAACTCTGATTGTTGTTATAAGCAAAGGTAGTTCCAGCTACACCAAGAGAACGTAGAGTCTTAGCCACAGACTTAGAGTCACCAGACTGAGACGCAAGATATTCATAAACATCCTGCCCAGTAACTTGTGCAAGATAGTCCTTGTTCTTCATGAAGTTGTTGTAGTCTTCTCTATTCAAAAAGACACCAACTTCCTTACCCATGAAGTTTACATGAATACCATCCTGCATAGCTGTAGCCTTAGGAGGCATACGCCTAAACAAACGAGTAAGGTGTTCAGACACATATCTTTGTTCAGACAAAGGACGTTCCCAATTAAGGAACTGTTCAAATGAAGGAGCGTAGTTTTTGTAAATCTGTCCGGGAAGACCAGACTGCTTGTTGTTGAACCTACGATAATAATCTGCAAGCTTTACAGGTGTAGAGAAATAAGTTCCCCAACCATAAGGTGCAGTGAAATCGTCAGGGCCAACAAGGTCTACACGTTCATACTGAGGTGCAACATCCTTCATGTCGTTAGACATAAACATAGCACGACCCCAGATAGTGTAGTTAGAAGAAACACCCTTAGGCTTCTTACTAGCAAGGTTCTGTGCAGAGGCTGCAAGCACATCCTTAATGTCTGCCTCAGTTACATAACCATCTACCCCAAACAACTTCTGATAAAGCTTACGAATAAACTTATACAGATCTCTAATGATGGGAAGACGTTCTAGCAACGAACGAGGAGACTCACGTTCTGCCAACCATGCAATAAACTCTTCTGTACGAACCAAGTCATTTGCATTCTCGTAGGCAGGACGAGCACGTTCAAAGTCTCTCCACAACGGAGTACCATAAGCATCTCGATACACAGCAGCCATAAAGCCCGTAAACTGACGAGGCGTCATGATAGCACGAAGACCGTAGTGGGCTACACCTTCATGCATCATAAGTCTGACAGCTTGTGCTTTTGACTTAACACGGTCAGCAAAGATATAGATCTTACCGTCGCAGTACATAGCTTGAGGAATAGACTTCTTGTTACGTGCCCTAAAGGACATGTTAACAAGAGCATCATGCACAGCTACAGGTACGTTGCTATCTGTAACAGAAGAACAAATAGACACAACATCTTTAAGACCAGGAAGCTGGTTAAGAATATTCTTAATCCAATCATACACTTGCTGTGTCTTTTCAGAAGCAAGCTCAAAATCTACTTCTTGTTCTTGCTGAGTGTACTGTTCAAACGAACGTCTCTGTGTTTCTATGTTAGAACGAATCTGCTTAGATCTCTGCTCTTGCTTGTACATTCTCTGAAGCTGTTCTGCTTCAAGATCACGACTAGCCTGAGATGTTTGCTGCGGGATAGCTTGACGTTCAGGAAGATTACCATCAAGAGCATTATCCATACGTTGCTTATCAGCAGCAACCTTGAGATCAGCTTGATATGCAGGAGATGCTTCATACGCACGCTGCCGTTGTTCAGCAATCGTGTCACGCATGTACTGTTCAGCTGCACGCCGGTCAGCATCAATCTGATTGTTTAGCGCAGCAGCTTGGTCAAGTGTAACATTCTGCTGAAGAGCACCATACTGAGCAGTGAAAGAATCTGCTGCAGGAAGAGCAGCTTGCTGATTACTTGTACCCAACTGAGCAGCTTGCCAGTTACCAAAGTCAGCAGCCCAGTTAAGATCTTCATTACCAGTCAACCGAGCTTCTTGCTTAAGAGCATGAACATTCTTGAGAATAGCATCAATACGATCTTGTACTTCCTTATCAGCAAGATCCTTAAGTTGCTTCCTCAAATCAAGTTCAAAAGGAACAGCAGGGTCTAGCTTATCAGCCTTAGTAAAAACATTTTCTACTTCATTCTGAATAACACTAAGGTCTTGTGTGCGCGCAGCACCACGAGCCATGTTAATAGCAGACCTACGTGCATCTACACGAGTACGGCTAAGATTAGCCATGTCTTTATCAAGACGAGCAAGTTCAGAAGTTACCCATTCATACTGTCTGTCATTCCAAGGAATAGCACCTTGGTTGAGAAGATCAAGAAAGACATTCAGTTCGCCCTTTCGTACGTGCATCTTAGACAGACGTTCATCCGCACGATTAAGCTTTCTTTGTACGTACTGATTTGCATCTTGAATACTGTTAAGAATCTCTGTATACTTAAGCGGATCTTTCTTAAAGAGAGCTTCTTGGTACAAACGATCATCAACAATTTGTTCTGCAGTAAGATTAGAATCGTAACCAAGATTCTTAAAACGTTCAGTCACAGTTTCTCTGAAAGCCTTACGAGCTTTCTTGTCAGACTCAGACAAGTCCTTTTCAAACTGTTCCTTTCTGTTCTTAATATCGATACGTTCAGCTTCAGCAAGACGAGCAAGCTGAGCAACATACTTCTGCTGATCTTTTTCAAGACGTTTGATGTATGCGTCCTTTGCTTCTTGTGTAGAAAGCAAAGCATATTCAGGAGAAGTACCAGCACGTGCAGTTTGCAGCTTAGCCTTTGTAGACCTAAGCTTATTTACAATCGGGTTACGTGCTTTAGAAAAAGATTCTTCAGATGCAGCTACTGCGTCTTGTGCTTCCTTACGAATAGCATCCCGCATCATGCTTTCACCCTTACTAATCTGAGTGAAAGGATCTATCTTAGTAAGTTCATCTTGATATGTAGCTTGCAAATCAAGAGGAGCTTGGTCAGGATTAACGTAAGGAATGTCAGTTCTTGGTGCTCTCTTGAACAGGTCAGTCATTACGCTAGCACCACCAGAAGCAGTACCAACAAGAGCACCAGCAACAGCAGCCTCAAACATCTGGTCAAAGTCTTCAGGATTAAGCTTAGCTCTATCATCCTGAATCATACTGTTAACAGCACCAAGCCATTCCTGTGTATACTCTTCTGCACCTTCACCAATCATTGCCTTGGGCAAAGACTTAGCAGACTGAAAGAGCTTTTTCTTAAATGATTCTTCTACTGAGTCAGGAACCTTTACACCAGTAATCTTACGCAGCAGTTGGCTTTCACCACCAAGCAGAGTCACAGCAGACTGAAGTAGACCAGTACCAATATCCATACCCGGATTAGAAGTAAGCAGACCACCTTCAGCATAATTACCAGAATAGTTCTCACCAGTATTCAAAACAAACTCTGGTACCATTGCGCCTACTTGGGCACCAACAGTAGCTGTAATAGCTTGTGTTGCAGCTGCACGAGCTTCGTTCTCAGCAACACCAGCAGCAATAAGTTGAGCAGCTTTCTTGTCGATAGCCCCTGACAGAGCTCTTGCAAGAACTTGCTTCCCACCCGCAGCACTAGCACCACCAAGACCACCAACCAAAGACATAGCGATGTTCATGCTTTGTTCGCCAAGAAGACTAGCAAAGTAATCACCAAACTTCTGGATACTGTCTACGTCCTTATAGGATTCAACAGCAGCCTTAAGTTCAGGAGCTTGTGCTTCATCCATCTTCTGCTGAGCATAAAACATCAAGTCACCGGCAGTTTGTTCGTGACCAGTAATGTCAGCAAGAGCAGCACCAGCACTAGCAGCTAGAGCTTGTGTCTGTGAGATAGAACGAAGAAAACCCTTTACAAATTCTCCACGTTCAGGAGTAGGTTCTTGAACTTCAAAGGGTTGAGAATAACCAGAGTAAGCTGGCATCTCTTCTTCAAAAGAAGTAAACTGAGGCACAGCAGCTGCTGTTCTTCGCATACTACCACGTATGCTAGGACTACCAACAGAAACAGAAGCATTAAACGTTTGTCTGGGGTAAACAGCTTCATGTGCCAGAGCTTCTTGTAAAGGGCCTTGTTCGGTCAGGCCCGGAACCATCACAACACTATACGGTTGTACACCAGAATTAATAACAGGAGCAGCTTGAGCACGAGCATACGCATCTGCTGCAGAATTATCCGTATTCAAAACACCATCCAGTGCCATAATAGAATACCTTTCTTTGGCCCATATTTCAATTCTGAGGGCCTTAAATTAAGTTATTGAATAAAACCATACCTGCGTGCATATTCAAGCCTTCTAGCCTGCGCAGTGGCTTGCTGAGCAGCAGCTTCAGCTTGTCTTTGTTCAACAGCTTGCTGTGCTGCCATAGCCTGCTGACCACCATAGTTCATACCAAAGTTGTTCATGAAGGTTGGAGCAGGAGTAACCCCAGACATCTGCAAAGAAGGAATTGTAAAAGGCGTAGCCATCGTCTGGTCAAACAGCATAGCATTCTGTGCAGCAGTCGGAGAATTACCGTAGACAATCTCTTCGTTGTACGCATACGGCAACGTAACACGAGGACCATAACGACCCTGAAGAGAAGTCATTCCGGCATAAGCATTAAGAGCAGCAGTCTGCTGTTCAGGTGTCATCTCAGGCCAGATATAGTTACCGGTAGAAGAATCAATACTAGGAGCCTTGCCAGTAGCAGCAGTTACAGCCTGTGTCCACTTAACAAGATCCATGTTCTTCGTGTTCTCCATAGCACCAAGTCTAAGGCGAGTATCGGCGTCAAGATTAGCTTTATACATGTCTGCATTAGCTTTTGCTTGAGCAGAACCAAGCGTAGCGTTGGCACTCATAGAAGCAGAACCCAACTGGGCATTAGCTCCGATGTTTGCAACATCAACAGCTTTCTTCCAGTCAAATCCCTTTTCTTCCCGCATCTTCGTCATTTCAAAAGCACGTTGCTGAGCAGTTTGTTGTACAGCTACAGACGCAGCGTACGTCTGGTCAATAGTATTACCGAGCTGCATCAGCTTAGCAATACCATCCATACCAGTAAGAGGCTTCTGCCGAGCAACCTCTTTACCATCCTTAGACACAATTACTACTTCACTTGTAGTAGGATCTACAGTAACCTTACCATCAAAGTCACGATAGATAGTATCACGCAGTACGTTAGCTGTACCAGTAGGATCACCTATCAGAATACGTTCACGGTTGTTAGCGATAGACTTCTTTGCACCACGAGCCTGTTCATTCACAGTACTCAAATAGTCAGCAGCAGCCTCAGCTTCTTTCAACTGTGCATCCCACAGCTTACGTCCAGCAAGATAGCGATCGTTGTCTTCTTTTTCTTTACGTTCGCTTTCCCACATCTGTCGCCCCGCATGAAGGGCAAGTCCAATCGAAGGCATTACGCACGACCTCCAGTAAGATATTGCAAACCACGTGCAGCGCCGTTCCAGCTGTTCTGCGCACTGGTGTTATACATACCAGCAAGACTAGCAGCACTACCACCAGAACTGCTAAGGCCAGACAGAATAGACGAGCTGTTCACAGAAGGAGTAGCTTGATACGTCTGCAAAGATGCACCCTTCTGGTAATTCAAAGCTTGAGACTGACGAGACAGAGCAAGGTCTTCTGCCTGTCTAGAAGCCTGCGTTCTAGCCATAGCTTCAGACAAAGCCTGCTGCGAACCCATACGATTCATGTAGTTCGTATAAGCACCAGAGCTAGCGTTTATACCAGCCATGCCCATAGAACGTGTGTCTTGTTCACGTTGCTGTGCATAACCAGCAGCAATGTCAGCAGTAGCTTGTTGCATCAGACGGTCACGAAGAACGTCTTCACCTTCAGTCAACTTACGAATAACAGACTTTTCTGTTTCCCTATAAATAGGATCAAGTTCTCTTTGCTGTTGAATATCCGCAAGTCCTCTATCTACCGCATACTGAGCCTGTGCTTGACCAAGAGGTCTAAGCGTTTGAAGATCTTCCATAGCATACTGTATGTTCAAGTCTTCAAGAGGCCAGTACTTTTCCTTCTGTCTATCCCAAGCTTCCTGTGCGTACTCGTCCTGTTTCTCAATAGAACCAAAAGCAAGGTCTGCATATTTTGAAGCTTGGTTAGCAGCTTGAATACCAGAGTAGATGTCGTATCCTGTGGCAGCAAGATTACCTACAGTACCGAGAGCACTCCAAGTATCGTCCCAAGTCCAGTTATCAAAAAGTCCCATATGTTAAATTCCTTTTTGTAAGTGACTCCAGTAGTTACCAACCACCACTGTCACCACCGTCATCGCCACCACTACTATCGCCGCCATCGGAACCGTCAGAGCCGTCGCTACCGGAGTCACCTCCGTCACTGTCTCCACCCATACCGCTGTCCCTTCCCATGCCACCGTCAGGGCCAGAGCCACCTCCGCTGTCGCCTCCGCCTTCTCCACCATCGCCGCCGTCGCCACCGTCGTTGCCGTTGTCACCGCCGTCGTTGCCTTCGCTGGCACCACCTTCACCAGTCGTACCGCTATCGGAAGAAGAGGCACCACCTGAGGTGTCACCGTCAGTAGCTGTACCACCAGCAGTATCAGATTCAGCAGCAGAAGTAGAAGCAGACGTGTCACTGGCTGTGCTTTCAGAAACACCACCCATGTTGGAAGGACCACCTATGCTGCCATAACCACCAAAGCCCATGTCGTTAGACGGACCGTGGGACATAGCACCACCACCAGTAGGACCACCAACACTTGTGTTAGCACCACCAGCGTCTGTACCGATACCTCCAAAACTACCAGTAGAAGCAAAGCCACCGGTCGTACTACTAGGACCATCAAAACCACCAGTGTCTTGACCAAGATCACCGAGGCTAGCCATAGCTCCAGCATAAGCAGCTACAGCAGGAGCAACCATGTCTCTACCCCACGAAGAAGTAGGATTAGCAAAACCGATAGAGTTGGTAACAGCAGACATAGCGTTAGTCTTAGCTTGATCACTCAAAGACTTAGAATCAGCAATAGCATCATTCATAGCTTGAGCCAAGCTAATATCATCTATAGGAGCCATATCCTGATTGTGTGCAGCTAGAGAACCAGCGTAAGCAGCACCAATCTGCCTACCAGTAATAGTACCGAAAGCATCTTCAAAAGAATCTCGTGTAGCTTCTTCGTCACGCATATCTAAAGCGTCTGCAGCAAGGCCACCAAGAGCAGGCCCAATAAGACCACCGAGGAGACCGCCAATAGGCCCAGCCAAAGAACCAAGTAAACCACCAAGCACAGCACCTGTAGTAGTACCTGTGGTCATACCCATAGCTGCGGCTGCTGCTTTACCGGCAGTAGCACCAAGAGCACCAGGTGTACCAGATAAGCCAAAACCAAGAGCAGCATTAGCAGGAGCACCAAAGCCCATAGCAAGACCAGCCTTAGCCGCAGCACTCAAACCCATGTCTGCTAGACCTTGGGTCATAGCACCCATAGCTGCTTTATCTGTGTACCCATGACCTTGGTTAGAAGATCCAGCACTGTTACCCTTACCGGAACTACTTCCACCAAAACCACCACCAAAGCCATCACGACCGTCGCCACTAGTAAACTCTTTGCCTAAAGTTGTACTTTTGTTAGCACGTTTATTGTCTTCAGCAGATTGTTGTCCAGAATAACGATTCTGGTTCTCTTCCCACTTTTGTCTCTTTGACTTACTACTCGAACTACTCTTTTGTGTAGATCCACCGGTAAGACCGTAACCACCAAAGAAACTACTGTACAGCGGAAGCATCGTAGTGTACGATGGGAAGTAATAACCATAACTATTCATTACTTCCACCTCCCGATTGCTAATACACAGTACTTAGTGTTATCTACTATGCAGTTACCGTCCATATCATGAACTCTAAACTTAGCAGTCTTCTTATCTTTTGATACTACTTGCAATGCACAAGAAGTCCATGATACGTCAGCTGTGCCGAGTATAGAACAAGCCTCGTCAGCAATAAATTCTATTGGGTACGTCCACACAGCATCCATACTAGTAGTAGCACCTGTGAAGTATTTACCTTGTATCAGCTTACCATCAGGTAGCTTTATGTACCAACCATCAGTATCATTACCACCTGTAACAACGCCTTCATTATCTATACGAGACGACAAAGCGTTGACTTGTTCTTGCAAAGATTTTAAGGCAGAGTTAACAGAAACAAGGTATTCATAAGTAGACCAGTCATCAGTATAGGGAACATCTGAAAGTTGTACTTGTTTTACTATTGAAGTTGTAGCCATTACTTAGCATCTCCTTCGATTAGTTCACCCATACTAGAAGCAAGCGTTATCGAATGAATATAAGCATTCGACTTAATCTCAACCTCGATAGTCTCACCTCTGAAACCAGAAGGAAGTCTAAAAGGTTTAGAGTCCGTTACTTCTCTAGAATACTTAAGCTCACCATCTACATAATAGTTAAAGATAGTAGCGTCCGCTAGTTCGAGCTCATTAGTTTTGCACCAACCATTTATTGGCTGTCCATTCATAACACGGGCCGCGAGACTAGAACCAGTTAGCTTACCTTCCCGGATATGCTCGTTTTCTTTTTGAGACGTTTGGGATGTCATCATGACACGGGCCGCGCTCAAATTAAACAAACCTTGTGGGCTAACATTAACTTTTGAACGCCATCTAAAAGATCTGTTTATACGAGAATCTGAAGCAAAGGAACACAAGCTATATTGTGTACCGTTCTCAAGAGGATAGCATACATACAACTGTGACTGTTCTATATCATTATACACAACTTTAGCAGGTTGTGTTGTATAGACAAGACCAGAAGATACAATGCTATTGTATACCGTACTATATGTATAACTATCTAAGTCAAAGATTATACCAGCAGCGGTATCTGTAGGATTAGCAAAGAAACCATAGTAGGTGTTATTAAGAAAAGCACCTTTCAGTGAATCAGGATTCAATGGAAGCCACTCGTCTTGCGTAATCAACTTCTCTGTAATAAAAGTAGGACTAGTACTGTTGATAAGTACCAAGCCATTCTGACTAGCAAAAATAACACCATTACGAGTATTTACTATAGAATCTGCAGACACACACGGACAGTTCTCTTGAATAGCTTTTGTTGTAGGACTAGAAGGATCCTGTACTACAATAAGTACAGGAGCAGCTTCTGTACACACAACAATAGTATTACCAAAAGAACCAAGACCAACGATTGGATAGTCGATTGTCACGGTGTATTCGTACGGCCAAGCGTGCGGAGAGTTCCAGTCAGAAACATAAATAGTAGAATCTTTGTAAGCAGCGAACAAACCGTTCTGCAAAGATACTAAACCTTTAAGACCTTCTACTGGAGCATCCCAATACATAGAAGGACAGTACTCACCTAAGTCTGCGCTAGTCTTAGAATCAACATACTCATAGTGATCTGTCTGCCATGTAGCTGCTGTGTTATTTGTAGTTCTATTTGAGTTAACATCAAACTCGTCAACAAAACTATACAAAGCTTGACCAGCAGAAGTAACTTCTGATCTGTACACATACACCTTGTTGATGCCAATTGCTGCACCATCTACTTCATCAGTAAGAGGATCAGCGATCTGTAACTTTACAGTTTGTCCCGGTCTAACATCAACAGTTAGATTCTTACCTTCGTTTGCAGTCAAAGGTTGACTAGCCTTACCTACGTCGATAGTACCATCAATCCATTGTCTTACATAACAATAGACGTAAGACCGTGCTTCAATATCACCTTCACCCGTACCATCAACACTCATGATAGAAGATTGCTTTGGTTCAGGTATACCAGCTTTGTAGTAGTTACCTTTTGTTTCATCAAGACCGTTATTATAGTCTTGATCTTTCAGCAAAGAACTATCTGTAACAAAGAACCCATTCTCATTCATGAAGTAGATACGATTGTTCTCGTCATCATAAATAGGACTCTTTGCAACACGTGTGTTGTATGGCCACATTAGCCAGTGATAGTTTTTATTCTTCCATTTATACCGATAGATAGTCTCTACAGTAGTAGGTATATACTGCAAGATCTCATCGGCATAGTGTGGACGAAGCTCTCCACTCCACAGCTTAACGTCGAGAGCTTCCTGTGCAAGAGTAGCGGGCAAAAGCCGTGGAGCCAAACGAGGAGCAATCCCGCTAAACTGTTGGAATGTTAGTTTCATGTTAGCTCCTACTTAGCAGCAAGTGCTGTAAAGGACGCATAGTCAGGATAAAAGACTGAATTATCTGGATTACGCAGCTTCTCCTTCGATTCTTCAAAATATCGAAGTACTGCTACATCTTCAGAATTAGGTTCCTTATTATCAAGAAGAGCAATAACAATACTAGTCAGCGGTCGTACACAACGTGTATCTACATCTGCAAGAATTGATATTCTACTTCTGTCAGGCTCTTGACTACTTACAGTTGGCTTCTCTGCAGTAACAAGATCACCTATCTTTAACCACGACTTATCTGTCACATCTACATCGGAAGGCTGCAAAGGATAAGTACCAACATAAAGATTCTTGATAACACCATTGTCATCAACAATTGCAAAAGTTTTTATGTTCATACTACAATATCCAGTTTGAGATAATACGTCCAGCACCTTGGAAACCAGGAAGATAATCTTCCGAAATAGCTTTGTCACCAGCACGGTGTCCAGTCCACGTAAGACCGTTTAGTTCTGTACCGTTATTACTATACTGTGTAGAGATACCATTTCCGCCAGCACCACAACCTGAATAATTAACAACGTCTTGGAGATAGTTTGCCGAAGCACCACCACCACCATTACCATTCTGCAAATAGATCAGGTTTTCACCACTGACGTACTGGTCGTACGACTGGCTACCACCGCCACCTTCGTACGAATGACTAGCATCGGAAGCCTTCGCGCCTTCTCCGCCACCAATAGCACCTTCGTTAGAACCACCCCAGTTCATACTCTTACCACCGCTGCCACCCTCACCACCAATTACACCAGTTATAAGTTTGGCGTTAGGTGATACAGAATACGCACCGCCTTTTCCACCCGCAACTCGAATCTTTGGATCAGCCTGTCCAGTACTTTCAGAAAATGCCGGAGGAGTTGTGTTGTTCGGCGCTGAGGTATTCAGTACAGTACCACCATACTTTCCGCCGTATCCACAAACTTCTATAGTGCCACTACTAGAACTTAAGTACGAGTCACCACCAGGTAATCCTATTCCACCACCGGCACCGATGACAACATTGTACTTTTTGCCAGCAACGAGATCCATAGATGCTTTGACGTAACCGCCTCCACCTCCGCCTCCGCCGCTATAATACCAGTACCTATTTCTCTTGTCATAAGCTCCGGGAAAATTTGCACGCGATGTAGTTGTGCCTCCACCTCCACCAGCACCCACAAATTCAATTGTGTAGTTACCAGTATAAGGTACAGTCCACGAAGTAGAAGAAGTAAAGTCTTGATTATACGAAGCAGGAGTTGTGGTAAACGACCAAGTAGTAGAAGTCGAAGACTTAGTCAAGTCATCAACTCCAGCAGTACCACCATTAACAAACCAGTTGATCACTTTCCACTTATACGTAGTACTATGAGAAAGAGTGTTAGCAGGAACACTATAAGATGTAGCATTAGTGCCAGCATCCTTAGTATATACTGTTGACCCACTTGAATCCATAATAACAAGACGTGTGTAGGAGTTAGTATTCGTACCTACTGCAGAAGCATTAATCCAAGTATAAGACTGAGCTGCTTCTACTTTGATCATGGTAGCACTATTTGTAGGACTAACTAGTACAGGTTGATTTGTATACTTGTGCATGATAGTAGACACAGTAGTAGGAATACCATCAACCCATCCTGTCAGCGTACCGTGCGTATTACAACGAATCCTAAAGGTACCGTTGTAACTGAGTGAATTAGCTGGAATAACAAACGAAGCAGAATACGCTACTTCACCTGAAGTATACACAACAGTATCGCTATCTTTTTCAAGAACTTCAACTTCCATCAAATCAACAGTTTGTCCTGCAACAGTACCAAGAACAATAGAAGTCGTAGTAGCAGTAGAAGGATCAAGAACAGCATTAGCAACAGGAGATGAAATAGAAGCTGCAGTCAAACTAGCAGTCTGTCCATTAACTGTCAACATAGGACTTGACCAAGCAGAAGAATACACCTTGTTTGTTGTAGGATCGTTCCAGTTATTTCGTACACGTAGATAGTTTACTACAGCTGGATTATCAAACTTAAACCACATGCTAGCAGAAAAGTCAGCATATCCTGGTTGACCTGCTCTAGTAAAAATCTTTTTGATTGTGCTGAAATTGGAATCAGTAGAAGACTCTGCTGTCCAACTAGTGGGAGTAAAAGCAGGACTTGATGTACCTTCAGTCCAAGTTAACCTTGGTCTGTTAGAAAAAATAACTGTTTGCCCTTGCTCAGAGGTCCAAACAGGAGCAGTAAAAGAAACTACAGTAGTTACCGAAACAATATTTGTTCTAATAAAACGTGATGAGTTTACTTCTAAAGTAGAATCTTTAATGCTACCATGTACTGCAAGGTTATCATTCCAAGGAACAGTCAACGTCACAGTACGAGTAGTATACTCAGGATCATCTTTAGTTACATGTACACATTGTAAAAAGGAATTTGCTGATTTAAACTCTATAGTTATCGTATGTGGTTCAGGATAAACATCATTATGTGACGTTATTTCTGACCACACAACAACAACGTCAGGATCTGTTCCGGACGTAACACTTACAACTGGTGTATCCCACCGATATGTAATATCAGATGTATATGTTTTAGCAGTAGAACCACCAAAAGTATCATATGCCTCTAATACAAAAGAAGAATCACCGTGCGTGTCTTTCTGTGTAGCATTTATAGGATAATCAGCAGGGGTTTTCCACGTAATTGTTACAGCTTCTCCGTCCGAAATATCTGTAGTCTTAGAGAATGCACAATTAACAGGACTTTTTATCCTGTATTTTACAACGTCACCATCTTTATCTGTTGCTCCAGAAAAGTGTACGGTGACTTGCTGACCAGCATAACCAATAGTAGGCACATCATCTGTCAAGTTAGAAATGTCTGGTGGATTGTTAGCAATAATGCCAACGTTCAGAGTACCATACTTAGACACGTTTCCAAGTTCTGTCTCTGCATAAGTTGTAACAACGATAACATCACCAGCTTCGCCAACAAAAGAAACATCACCGGTTGCTGTAGCATTCGTTGTAGTAGGAGACTCTACAGGGATTCTAACGAAAGGTTCATCTCCCGTCTGATTGCCAACATAATAGAAGGCAACGATAGGATCCTCAAAGCCACCCATCACAGATGCTGTAAACGTGTACGGATACGTAGTACCAGAACGTACAGACGTAGTACCAGTTACAGTAGGTGTTTCAACAACAGTCGTATTAAACTGATGAATAGCATCCACAGTACGCCGAGGCGTCATGTTTGTGGTATTGTCAGTACCTTCAATAGCTTGCTGGTACGTAGACAACTTAGACACACCAAGTACAGTTTCAGTAGCTTCTGTGCTAAAAAAAGACTCAAGGGAACCAGCAGTGATACGCATCTCTACCCGCGTACCAACGGGCCATTCTCGTGCGACGGTACCTTCCTGAGCACGCTTAACCTTATAACCTGGTTTTCCTTGTGGGGATGTATAAGAAGAAGTAACTTCAACTATTTCTAAAATGTCATCACCAACAAGAGTAAGCTTAAACACATCACCTGAGTCAGATGCAATAACAGGAAACACAGAAGCATCTGCTACATACAGTACTTCTTGTACATCTGTCATTTTATAGGTAAGCGTAGAAGCAGCATTATTTTTAAACAAGATAGCCATATGTTACTCCTACAGCTTCATGATATATGCCAAAGCATAGTAAGGGGGACGATTATCAAAAGACACAACCTGAGCAGTGTGCGCATGACTGTTGTCTGTTACACTGTGCGTATGAGCCTGATTTCCACCAGTAGCACTTGTGGTAAAATCTTTGTCATACATATCCATCGTAACACCATTTTTTGATCCGTACTCAAAAACATGAACAGCGCCCTTGAGCGTATGCGTATGCGAGGGTATTTCATTAATCGTAAGCGCGTGGCCTTGGATCTGAATACCTGTAGCAGCAGGATTCACAGTAACAGCAGGAGACATGTTCTGTGAACCACCTGTATTACCCGGACTGTACGAAGAACCAGCACCAACGATAAACATATTTCTCAGGTCAGGCGTATTGTCAGACCCATCACACAGATGCCAACCAGACGGTACGTTGTCCGCAGCACCAGCCCACATAGTAATGATGCCTCGCGGAAGAGCGATGGTAATAGCATCAAGAATAGATTGTGCTGTAAGACGAAGTTCTACTGGACTTCCAGAAGGAAAAGCTTTGGCAGAAGTACCTTCCTGAGCACGAGTCACAGTAAAGGTATCAGCAGTACGAGAAGTCACTTTCATAATTTCAGGCGTACCAGTCGTTTGGTCAACAACCGTCACCATGAAATAGTTACCACTTCCCGCCGTTGGAAACAAAGCACCTCCTCCCGGAGAAACAACGATCTGCGCATCAGACACAGTTACTGAACTAAAAAGTGTCGTTGCCGCATTGTTTGCAAATTGAATTGCCATTTATGTCACATCCTTCTGGAGGAAAAGTAAGATTAGGCCCATACACAGGACAATCACAATTACAGTCATAAAGCTTAATAGCGTCACCAACTTTAATTATAACGTCCACAACAGGCCACTCATGACCAGCTTCGATTACTGTAGCATTCTCAGAAATAACATTACCCCAAGGTTGGGTTTCTGCCACAGCTTCAATTTCTACAGCACCAAGCTGTCCAATCACCACAGGAACAACCATGTCCGTACCAGCTTCACAGAACCAAGCGCGCTGCAAGATCTCAGCTTCGGTGTCATCAAAATGAGTAACAGACTCAATTGATGTGACACCTACCTTACCTACAGTTTGTAGTGTGTCCATGTCGGTCTCAGCTTCAATAAGAACTCCACGAACGATAACGTCAAAGGGAAGTTCTTCCATCCTAACCTGAACAACAATGTTAGTTCCTACATCAGTAATAGGAATAACCTTTTCGATGTCTCGGTTAATCATGTAAGCGTCAGACCAAAGAGGCACAACGTGAGACTGAATACGAACAGTAGTATTAGCTAGGAACTCTGCAACTGCATTAACAGTTACATCAGTTGTCGTTATGACATTACCTTGTGTAAGCAGATCGACAATGGCATCTGCTGTGAGAGCACCAAGCTGAAGGGTGCCTGCATTTATCAAGGTAGTGTTGACAAGCATCCCATTTATAGGGTTCATTAATGTCATTGTCTACCTACCTAAGCATAAAGTATTACACAGTGGTACTGTCAGTGATACGGATGCTAGAGGTCTTAGCACGAATAATAAACTGGTCACCAGCATCAACATCACGAGGACGTTCGTCCAGAGTCTGAGGATTACGGATAGCACCCCAAGCCAAGACATTGCCACCCGTCGCAGCATCCATAATAGCTACATGCGTAACACGTCCCCAGTTAGAGATAGCCACGGGGAACTCGATAGCAGAAGCATTCTTGACGACACTGCTAGCAGCCGTAGTGAAGTCCGTGTTCTTAGCCTTCACACGTTCATAGCCTTCGCCATCAACTTCTTCTTTAACAGGGCTATTATCAGTCAAGCCAGTCGGAGACGTGAACAAAGCCCAGTACTTAGCCGGAGTGTTATAAACGGTACCGTTAAACACGTGGGCAAGAATCTTGTTATCAAGATAAGTACTAAAACCAGACATGTTATTTCCTTTAGAAAATTTTATGTTTAAGAGGGAGCATCGTCTTTGATTGAGCAACCCACGACTTGTAAGCCTTTGACTTAGCACGAGAAATGCCAGCACGGAACTTACGAATGTAATAGTTCACAAGATTCGCTTTAGCCCAGACACGACAGGACAAACTATGCAAGTACGCCAACGCACCAGCAGCAATTGTTTCAGCCCAGTCTGTATACAAGAACTTAGGAATCTCATCAGCTTCACGTGTAGGCTTAACTGCAGCAAGCATATGCAAAGCTTCAGGGATGTCTTCCATAGGAACACCAACAAGATGCATCGTGTTGGGATCTTCCATATAGAAGTACTTAGGATACTTATCCTTTCTCAAACGCCAGTCAGGAGAGTATGAATCCAAGTCCTGCCTATTCGTCTTTTCTACTTGGAACTGTCTCAACTGTCCCTCAACAGTATCACGAATAGTAACAGTTACTGGCATAACAATTGTAGCATCTTTATCTACAATGTTAATACCATACTTAGGTTCATCCTTTACCAAGTCACCACAATAAATTTCTTGTTGCCAAATGAGAGACTTTTCACAAAACTCTATACAAGCATTCCGTATAGCTTCTTTAACCATAGCTACAGGGCAACCATGAACGTCAGGACGGACATACTTATAAAAGTCTTCCCACACAGCATTATTAAGATGATCAATCATTTGTAGGCTGTGCCTCCCCTATGTTCGTGGGCAACTCATCAATCTTAGGCATAGCAATCACAGAAGCGTTATACTCTTGTCCAAGAGCTTGATAAAAAGATTGCATATATTGCTGTGCAATCTGTCTATCGTTAGATGACGTACTGTCTGTGCTATAAGCAAGGTACAGCATATAATCAACAAGAGGGCCACGGTAGTTACCGACAAGCTCAAGATCTTGCTGCATAGCTACATCTTCTTGCATGTCTGCAAACGATACGTACGGAGCAGAGTAAGCCATCTCGATGTAAACATCTTTGTCTTTAGCAACAGGAGGATTTACAAGGAACTGTCTTGGAGTCTTACGATCATAAATAAATTCGTAAACAACGTCAGATGCTTCTGCACGCCTCCAATCAGAGAAGTAATCAAGATCTCTACGTTCTACTTGAAAGATAGGTTCACCATAAGTAAACGTACCATCTTCCTCTTTGGTTGCATTACAATAGATGTCTATCAAAGAGTAGGCTTCATCAGGAAGAGTCTGACGAATACCGGGCTGCAACTTAACAACCTCAGTCTTTACCCACACATCAGGACGCATCATAATCAGCGTATTGATAGCATCATCAAGAAACTCAAGGTACTGGTGCTTTGAGAGTCGAACATAGTCCATATCATTGTACAAAAGAGTTACCCTATCTATGATATTAGAGACTTTCATTATTACCCTCAAGTAAGCAGAATGTTAGACTAACTATTCTTACGCGGACGACCAGGACGACGCTTAACAATTTCAGGAATCTGAATACTGTTCAGAGAATCTTCAGTCATCTTAGTAACCTGTTCAGGCGTAGGAACAACCTCTTCCGTACCGTCAGGCTGTTCTTCAACATAACCAAGGAACGTATACGGATACGTAGGAATCTTTACCTCAACAGTAGACTGACGTCCAAACTCGTCAGACTTAGACTGATACGAAGTCGTATAGGCACGGTCAATACATTCACGCAGCATGTATTCAGGAACCACAACTTCCTTTCCATAGGGAGCCTGGAAGTTCTTATTGTTCACAGAAGCAAACACATAAGGACCAGCAGAAGGATTAGAAGACGTGTGGAAGATAACCCGACACTTACGAGTCGTCGGATCCACACCAGCGTGTTCCTGCCTCCAATCCATAAGCAACGACACAGCGTGCTTACGGATAAGCTTGTTATCCTCAGTCAGAGGAATATGCAGGCCACGTTCAAAAAGCATGTCACGGATCTGCAGGTCAGAGGCCGTGTTGAGATCCATATCAGTAAAAGAAGTATTCTTGTTAGCCATAAAAGTTATACCTTATGTTAAAGTGTAGAGCTAGATGAAGCAGAGCTAGATACGAAAAAGGGGAGAACCCTTTGATAGTTGTTCTCCCCGTATGGGTCATGGCTTAGTACGCAGTCACCGCGACTTCGGCACGAACCATCCAAGCCTGATTGAGAATCACGCAGGTCTGCATGGTCTTCCAAGCAACGTGAGCACGCTGAGCCAGCGGGTCAGATTCAGTGTGAGAAGGATTGATGATCACAGGAGTCAGAGACTCAGCACCCTTCAGGGGCACCAGACCATAGGCATCCTTCGCGAGGAAGAGGATGGGATACACGTCAGCCTTGGTGCCAGCGGTCGAAACCATCGTGTCACCAGCAGTATTCGTCTTGTTACCACCCTCATTCGGCCAGCTCTTCATCAGAGTCGTGAAGAGGTAACGCACGCCTTCAACAGCACCGATTTCGTTTTCCCACGGACCAGCATTGCCATAGTCCTTCACGTCAATGAAGTGAGGCATCGAACGGATGTCAGCTTCACAGTCGGGATGGCACACAGCAACGAAGCAGGGAGCAACGGATTCAGTGTAGAAACGAGGCGTAGACTTGATCGAATCAGTGATCATACGCGCCTTCTGGTTCTTCAGCTTGCGCGTAATGCGACGCTGCAGAGGCAGAGAGATCGGCGTATTCACTTCAGCACGAGACGTACCGTTAGCGTATTCCACGTTGGTACCACCAAGCAGAACACCGATACGCATGCGTTCAACAGTTTCAGCGGCCTGTTCACCCACAATCTGAGTCACCTGTTCCATAACAGGGGAGTCGTTAGTGTCGAGCAGAACGTCGGTCATGGTCACGAGGTTGCCATACTGATGCACAGTAGCTTCAATGTCGGTAACAGTGAAGGTCTGAGCAGTAGGCGTAACACCTTCGGTCAGTTCCGTAGGCGTAGCATCGAGGGACTCGAAGCGACGGAACTTAGCAGCCTTCGTGCTCTTCGTCGGCAAGGGATAAGCCTGACCAAACTTTTCAAACACGAGGTAAGGCAGAGCGCGAATGAGCATCTTAGCGACGACATAAACATTCGCCATCGTGGAAAGGGTACCCTGAGAAGCACCAGAGGTCGTACCCGTATGCATGATAGTATTCGGAGTAGAAGCCATTAGATTAAATTCCTAATTCAAAACGAGTTTAGCGCACACGTCTGCTGCGTTCATACTCACGAGCTAGGTCATCAAAAGTCTTTTCTTTTGGCTTAGCTTTCGGCTTAGAGCTAATATCAATAGGTTCCTTGCCAGTACGAACTGCCATAGCAGCGAGCACTTGTTTAACAATATCCTCAGTTTCAGACACAGTGTTATGCTGTGGAGCTGACTTAGGTGCCATAGTCGTACGAGGCTTAACACCACGAGCAGACTTGTAATCGTTCAGAAGAGATATGACTTCTTGCGCAGTTCCATACTGATACACGTACTTGGCTCCGTTCTGCATCACAGGAGGCAGACTGTCAATCCAAGTAAATAGATCACCACTATCCAATATAGCATTAATATCAGGGTGGGCAGCACGAATAGCACTGAAATGCCTATCAGCTTCTGTTTGGAAAAGTTGCTGCTGAATAGGTTCAACGCGAGTCTTAAGTTCAGTCTCTACGTTTTTCTTTACAGCAGAAACCTTAGCATCAACAAGCGTCTTCACTGCGTTAGCAATCTCAGGATGAATCTCAAAGAGTTCCTTTACGTTTTCAGGAAGTTCATCTGGATCTTCCTTCTGCGTTACGGTCTGTTTCTTTTCCTCTTTGAGTTCTGAGTACTTACGAGACAGATCTGTGAGTCTGCTAGCCCACAGGTTATTCTGTGCTTCAGCATCACGCTTGGCCTTTTCATAAAGCTCTTTGTAATTCAGAGGAAGTTCAGTAGTCTCAGAAGACTGGGAGCTTTCTTCCGTAAGATCTTCTGAGGGCTGATCTTCTTCATCATCAGGCTGGCTTTCGACGTTTTCTTCTTCGGAAGAATCTTCAGGCTCACTCGTAATATCTTCAAATGAAGGCTCTGGCCTAGAGGGATCTTCATAAGACTTAGCAAGTTCGTCAAAGGCTTCCATAAAATCTTGGTTCTGTTCGGTCATAGTTTTATTCTTAGTTAGGGAGGGGTTAACCCTAAGTCCTAACTGGATTGGCTCATGAGCAAGCTATCCGAAAGGGGCTCACTCCCAAGTTCCAGTACATCCAAGAGCTTTTGTATTACACGTAGTTCACCGATGAGTCGGTCTACGTTATCTGTATTGTCAGGACTTAGCAACTTACTATACCTTTGGCTTCTCAGCACTTTAAGGTAAGTAACTATATTCCTTTGCAAATCGGCGTTGGCCGTGAGCCTGAAGGATTTCTCCAAGCTCACACGCCTACCGTTAAGTGGAGTATCAGTCATAGGCTTACGCCTGTACCTGTCCCTGATTCTGATTCGTTTCCATATCTTCCCTTAGTTGGCGAAGACTCGTAATAAGAGCAGACGGACTAACACCTTCAGCACGAGCGGTCTCAACCATATCGGTCATCCACTCACGTTCTTCCTGAGCAGCCTTTTCTTGCTGCTGCTTCTGTACTTCAATTTCCTTATCCGTATAAACAAGATTATCGTCGGACAGATCAAGAGAATCTGCAATCGAACGGATAATGTTCGGACGCTTGACTGTACCCAGATCAGTAGGATTATTCGTAATCTGAGCAAAGTTAATCAAAGACTGCGCTCTGATTTCCTTAGCAATCAAAGAAGAAGTACCGCGAGCAACTACAGCATAGTCACCCTTGATGTCTGCATCACTGTTAAACTTCATGTTCCAGTGATACATAGCAGAAATGAAAGGCTTTGTGATACCGTCGTCAAAGTTCTTGACTTGATCCTTGATGGTAATATTAGCAGAACCCATCAACATAGACAAGCCAGAAGCAGTACGACCAGCAGCACCAGAAGGTTCTCCCCACATCTGACGAGGAATGGAAGTAACTTCATCCCCGTAACTGCGGAAGAGTTCAATCATACGTTCAAACTCAGTTGTGTAACTAGGAAGCTGAAACACACGAATCGCAGGATTCGCAGCGTCTGCACCTTCACCAGTACGCATCCAAACCTTAAAGGGATATACGTCACGAGGATCTTCATCTTCGGACATAAGATCAAGGTTTACTTCAATCTGAGGTCCAGCAGAGATAGCTGCGTTATCAAGCATAGCTCTGAACGCACTATTAATAAGCTCCTGAACATCAGACATAATGGACGGAATACCTTCACCAAAGATAGAGGTTTCGTCCTTGTCATAGTAATAGAAGAAGTAAGGCCACTTAACGCCCTCCATAGGCATGAGAGACGCTTTAATAACGTGGTCGCCAAGTACCCAAATGTTTGCAGCAAGTTCAACTTGACCCTGCATACGTTCAGGGATATCTACACCTACTTCATTCAAATCGTCAGCATCAACAAAACCCCAGAACTCCAATACTTCATACTTCTTTGAGTGAGCAGCATCAGCGATACCACTGTCAATTACATCACCCATAGAAGTGAGTTGGTTCTCAAAGTCTTGTTTCTGGTAGTCACCATCAGGATTCTCAGTAAGATACGTAGCGATAAGGTCTCCGTTAAAGTCAGACCTTTTCGCCAAGCCTATTACGTCGTGCTTGTCCATCTTTCTACGCTGAATGATAAATCTACATTCAGACGGACAAGTCGATTCCATGTCCGGATAAATATCCCAGATACGTACGTTTTCAATGAACGGAGTAATCGAGTCATAGTCCTGAAGAATCCACTTCTCTTTGTCTCCATTCTTTTCTTTTTTGTAGTACTGACGGTTTTCAGAAATAGAAACAAGCGGGCCTTTGAGAATACCAGTACCGTACAGATTACCAGAATGCAGAACATCTCTCATAATCTCACGATACTTAAGCTCAGCAAGCTGATCTTCGATAACCTTAGACATCTTGTTGGCTTGACTCTTGGCTTCGTCTTGCATCAAGACATAAAGCTGTTCAGAAGAAATCTGTTGTCCTTGTTCTTGAGAAACAAGTTCAAGGATTGCTTTTTCTTTCTGAGTACTAAATTGTGGAATAGGTGTAGGTTCAATTCCCCAGTTCTTATCACCATTCGCAGGGAACAGCAAGTCAGAAAGCCTACTGTCTACAGTCTTTACTTTCGTACGAGTCATGCGTACAAAAGCCTTACTGCGAAGAGGATCCATACGTTCTAGAACTTCTGGAGAGTAGATACCTTTGTATTGGCGAAGAGCATTCAACCACTTTTCTTCAATAGTCTTACGCGCACTGTCCGATCTTTCATAAGCATCTCGGACAAACGCAGCCAAACCTTGTGGCGTTTCAGGTGCTCCTTCGGTATCTTCTGTTCCATTGTCTTCGTCTACTGTCATCTTAGAAGAAACTTCTTCAAGAAAGTCTTCTACATCTTTATCAGTAGCTGCATCAACAACAGTTCCAGAACCGAAAAAATCTTTTTCAGTCATGATTCTTAGTAGCCTCCAATCTGGCTAGCAGCGCGATATTTACGTTGTGTGTTAAACAAGAACTTCTTTTCACGCTTGTGGACATACTCCATCATAGCGTACTGTAAAGCATCGTGAATATGCGAGTACTCATTCTTAACAGGAGATGCCTTATAAAGAATACCGTTTACAGTCTTAGACTCAGCATACTTGTATTCTGAGACAAAACCTTTTCTTAGAGCCACACACTTAGGCCCAAGTTTAAAGCGTCCCTTTAAGCGAAGGAACTGAGCAACGGATTCAAAACGTGGAGTCCAATTGTTTGTCTTACCAAGCTTAGCAGGCAAGTTACATTCTTTAAGAATCTCCATGCCAGACTTAGCATCATTCATAGATCTCTGCGATGTTGCAGGGTCACACACAACTTTAAAGTTATTCACAATCCAAGGGTATTCTGCTGTAATCTTAGGCCAAAGATGTTCTTCACAAAATTCTTTCAAAGAACAGTTGTCTGTGCAGATCTCATCAAAGACAAGCACAGTACCGTCAGGAGCTTGTTGTGTAAAAGCAGCTGAAGGTGTAAGACCTTGGTCCATACCAATTACAACAGGAACACCACGAAGAGGAAGCATTTCATCATCTACATGATGTTCAAGATCACTATAGTCTTTGTAGACAGGTTTACCTTTCTTAACTTCACCATAGTTGTTCATGACGTTGACGTTGATAAAATCTTCGTCAGCACCCATGCACATGGTTTCATAGTAACCTTTGTCTAGATTCTTTAAGTTCTCTGCTTCAGGGTTAAGTACAAGTTTACCGTCAACTTTAATCATAGCAGGAGGTTGACGATAAAAGCTATGACCTTCTGGCTTATCTTCTTCTGCAAGTCTGTAAAGCCAGTGGTCAGTACTTACTGCGTTGTAGTCAAGAATGATAAACGGATTAACAGGCCCGCCATCTTTCATAGCAGGGTATCGTTTAAAACGTGTCTTGACTAGTTGGAAAGTTCCTTCTGATAGTTCAGAAGCTTCGTTAAGGTGAGCAGAGGTAACTTCAAGAGAGCGAAGCTTTTCAGCAGAACGATCATCGTCAACAGCTATAAACAGAACTTCAAGGTCGACCTTTGTTCCGTCAGCTAAAGGATACTTAATCCTGCCGACGATGGGGGTAGAATATGTAATAGTGATCTTGTCTTTAAACCATGACAACCATGTTTTGATTGTGGTTGACTTCAGGGCAGGATATGTAGCACGAACAACAAGGTGTCTACTGTGTCTTACCCCATGCTCATCTGGTTTCTGACGCATAGCATTAAAGAACGCTTGAAAGATACAGCCTGAGGATTTGCCAGAACCTACAGGCCCCATCACGAACAAATATGGATTAGGATCACGATGAACCTTTGCAAACGTTGGCAGGACTTGATAATCAATATCCATAACAGCCCTTACTGATTTTCTTTCACCAAATCCTTAAGCCCAGCAGGAGCTGTGTCTTCATCCGGGAAAGAGATGTTTACGTTGATAACTTCACCAGCGTTCGGATTAAAGTCCATAGCTTTCATCTTTGGCTGGTAGTAAGAGAGGAGTTCAGTAGCGATCTTAATCTTTTCAGTACTGTTTGTTTTTGCAGACCTAGCCAGATGCACAAGTTCTTTGATAGGATCGTACCCAAACTCAAAGCGAAGACGACGAAGAAGTTCGTCTCCCTTGGTACAACCCTTCCCATCAGGAACAACAGCAGAAGGACTAGGCTTCTTCAGAAGAGGTTTTACAGAGTCTTTCTTCATCAATATCACCTGAGTCAGAGCGTTCAAGCAAGGTAGCTATCTTCTCTGCGTATGTTTTTAAAAGGAACTGAAAGTCAGAGGAAGTAATGTCTTCACGCAGTCTACAGAACTCTACGATGATAAAACCAAACACCATGCCATCATCGGTCATGAGGGGTTCTAAAGCAAAGGACGTTACCTTATGTCCTTTCAGTAAAGTATACGTAGACATGTCGAACTTACGTAACCTATCAATGTTTAGAACAACGTTAGAGTCAAACCCAAACGAAGCGTTTGCTAGATATGAATATGCAGACACAGGCAAGTTCAAGAACTCAGGTTGTGCTGGCTTCAACCCTGGACGAACTGCTTCATGTGTACACGACATCTTAGCAAAATCAATTCCAGAAAGATTCTGGCAACCATTGTGGAATTGAATAACAGCTGCTCTGTCTGCATTTAGTTCTGTTTTAAGATGTCTAAGCTTCGTAAGTACGCGCTCATTCATATCTACTAACGAAGGGTAGTCCTTGGCAAACTTTGAAACTTTATCTTTAGCTACACGTTTAAGATAAGATGATAAAGCTGCACACTCATATAAAATAAGTGCAGTTCCTCCAAGCATTGCTAGGGATATGTAGTCGGCGTCTTTTACTAGGCTTGACAGGCTGTTTAAAACCTCTAGTAAAAATTGACCATCTACCATCTTGACATTCCTTGAAATAGTGGTTATAATTAAATAGGAACTATAACCTTTATAATATATAATACATATTGTAATTTTGTCAAGAGGTTATAGTAAAAAAAAAATAAAAAGAAGAGAAGAATATCATGAGTGAGATTGTAAGAGAAAGACAACTTTGGAAGCGTACAGTTTATCTTAACGAAGATAGCCCTGAACCTTATAAGATACCTAATTGTAGATGTCAGATAAGGTTGTCTGATTATGTTCCTGAGAATTCTTCAGACAAAGGTATGTACACAAAAGGAGATCTTGCTAATGATATGAACATCTTCTTTAACTACTTGCCTGAGTCAGAAGTAAACAGAATGGTCAACTGCTTCTTCTGGTGTTTAGCTACTGCTTTAAAGAACAGAGGTAAGGTAGACATTAAAGACTTTGCTTTGTTCATGGTTGAAGAGAGAAAGATAAAAGATACTATTACACAAAGTGTACGTGGGCCTCTTGGTATTCCACGCAGAGTGCGTAGAGCTCCTATCATGAGATTTATAACACTAAGAGAGTACCCACAACTTAAGTCAGTTATACTTCCAAGAAGTAAGGACTACTTTGCAGGAACAGAACGTACATGGTATACATGGAAGTTAAGTGCAACTAATCAACCGTACTACTATGCTAGACACTGGAGAAGAGGTGCTTTGTTCTTACAGCAAGTCTTTGACAAGACATTTGAATATACAGGTTATACAGATGAATATCTAGAAATGGCTGAGAAAGGAGTAATAGAACCTTTTGGTACAGAACGAAAGCATATGAATAAGATGTACCTAAGTCTTAACACACCTCCTTATGTTAAGGCAGCTTTCACAGATGAACTTATCAAAGTACCAGCTAATCATGTAGCAACAGAGTACTTTACTGATCCTTCTGTGAAGAGAAAGATATGCAGTTTGACTATCACTCCAGAAGAGGCAGAGAAGTATTTGAAACAAGGTCAACAACCAAGTGTTCAGACTTCTTAGGCTGTTCTAGGGTATAGTACCTTAGGTTAACTTATAGGGTATATACCTTTATAAAGTACTTACGAAGTAGGTTCTATTTAAGTACATATACTAGTATATAGTTCTTACGAAGTAGGTTACTTATAGGGTTTATACCTTTCTTACTGTTTTAAGTAATAAGAAAGAGCCCACGGTTACGTAAGGTAACTATGGGCTCTTTTAGTATCCTATGGTATAATCACTAATTGGAACTTGTCAAGTACTCTCTAACATAAACTTTAGTACCTTTATATAATATATACTATAGGTATCTTAAGGGGCTGGCCGGGGGCCTGTTGTTCTGGTTACTGTTGGTTAGAGTATGGTGAGAGTATAGGGGAGGTATGAACACATAGACTTCTACGAATGTTGTGTACGTATGTGTACTATACGTTAATGTCCAGGTATGTCCACTATCCGTATATAAGAGAATGATTATGATGAAGAGTCTACATCAAATTGATAAATCAATTATGATGCAGTCATTCAGCTGGTAAAAGTTGCGAGCGAAGCTGGTGTCACATGTACCCCCAGTGCTCCGCTGTGTCCCACGGGTGGGTTAAGGTACCCTCTCCCCCTGTTGAAAAGGTATGGGTATACCTATGGTAAACAATGTTACCTATGGGTAGCAATGGTATGTTACTACTAGGTAGCTAACCTATGTTACTTATAGGTAACTAAGGATGTTACTACTAAGTAACAAAGGTATGCTACCAGTAGGTAACAAGTCTATGTTACTAATGGGTAGCATAAGAAAGGTAGTAATTACAGTACTTTACGTAAGTATGCGTAATCATTGTACTTTTTGGTATACCACTGGAACCTGTTGACAATACCCTTAGCATATCCCCAATAATACCCAATACTTACCAATAGTTTCCAATAATTCCAATATATTACAAAAAGGTTAATAATGACAACTACTTATGGTTAAGCATGTACAAAAAGTACAAAGATTTAGCATGTTTACCATAGGTTCAACTTATTGTACCGCATGTTTCCAAAGGTACAAGATTTTGAACGTAGTCCTAAATACCTATAGTTCTTATGGTTCTTTGCATAGCAAGGTTCCATATGTACTATAGAATGAAGCCCCGGCGCGAACCTAGGTACAAATATTTGTACTAAACCGGATATGCCAAGTTCAATGATTTCAACTACTTACAGTTTGGCACAAGGCTTGCTATATAAGAGGCATCAACGGGCACATCTCCCGCTGATATGTTCTTTTAAAAGCTGTTGAAAAAGTGCTTGACAAGGCCGCAAGACTCCTATAGAGTCGCCTCAACAGCTTGGGAGTGCAAGACATTGCACGACCGGAGAGAGTTCTTTCAAAAGTGCATAGTGTTTTGTCGAGTATCCTTACTCTTTCGGGAAAACCAGAAGTAGGCGGACGCCACATATCTTTTTTAGGTATGCTTGCTTGCGAGTGCTGAGGCACTTTAAAGAGTAGTCGCCAGCCGGAATAATGAGCCACAAGAAAGAGAACAAAAAGTACTTGACAAGCGCAAAAACTTATGAGAGAACACTTTCAACGAAAGAGGGAAAACCTACTCCAATAGAGGTCGCCTTTAGCAAGCGGAGCTTGCAAAGGATAGTACCACGACCGCCACAAGGTCGTCGTGGGAACGAGAACATAGCAGCATGAAAACGTTTGCTTGCGGAGTTAGGTTTATACTAGGGCACTAGCTATATGTGTCCTCCGCTTGGGATACAGGCATATATACAAGTCTGTATCATGCACGAAATCGAAAGATTTTCGTGAAAGATAGGATTCAGCGGTTAAGCTGTATACAGCGCAAAACCTGAAAATCGCGTATGACTTAAAGTAATTGTACTTTAGTTGCGGTTATTTAAGCCATGATTCAACGGTAGCTGTATATGGTACTGAAAAGATTGTCTAGTCTATATACTCAAAGGGGCTTATATGCTACCTTGTGCGAGGTAATAGCTAGATGCCGAAACAAAGTTTGCTGGCGTTCTCGTGCATAGTTGCGAGTAAAGGCGAACGGAAAGGCAGACTAACAACTAGACTATACTACAGCGATAAACCGTGAACGGTAGTACAAACTAGCAACTTGTGCTATGATAACTCGGCTCAAAGGCTGTAGTGAAAGTAGCCCTAGACAAGCTACAGCCGTAAGGTGTTGGTGTTAAAAGGATGCGTTTCATCCTGCATTGGAGACAACACAACGGCTATAAATAATAAACTGTGGTGTATTAGACTGTGAACAATTTAACAGGTACAAGGGTAGGGGGTACATAGTTGCGTTTTACCCTTGTATCCAATTAAATTGTTCAACAAAGGAGAAAGTTCATGCACGATAAGCCACAAGGTTATAAGAGGCAGGCTAATGCTCTGAATATCTGTAGGAATCAGGGCTTGTCTAATCTCTATCAAACGGACAAGGAAGAACCACGCCTTATTCCCGTGTGGAACAAGCGCGGGGAATGTGTAGGCTTTAAGAACTCTCTTACAGGTTCCTTCATCAATCCCAACGATTTACCTGTTGATGAAATTACAGGTTATCGTATTCTTCCCAGCATGGCAGACGTACCTTTCCTGTTTGCTGAATACGGACAAAACAAGTCCGTAACTGGCAAGCATGGCAAGCATATCAACATCCGCAAGGTTCGGACTAGCGAACGCCCACGCGCTAAGTATCGTACTACAAACGTGGGCACTGGTGAGTCTATGGACAAGCAAACAGGTTATTCCTGTGCTCTCGTCACTCTGGACAAGCCGCAAAAGGTTCGGCGTCGTGTTAGTCGTCATGCTAAGGTCGTCGTGCATACGGAAGACGATTTTGACATGGCAAGCACTCGTTCGTCCCGTCGCTTTCGTTGATTTATACACAAGAGGGGAAGTTTACCTTCCCTTTTTGCAATAAGGCAATGGACTTTCCACGACTACAAACTATTAAACATACGAGGTTTATTATGAACGCTGCTATTGCTACTCCTATCACTCCCGTTACTGCTGAAATTGCTACTGCTCCCGCCAAGATTACGGACTGGACGGAAGCCGACTTCAGGGCACAGGTCAACGTCTTTGTGCATTCCCAAAAGGAATTCGTTAATGGCGTCACTCGCTGCACGCTGTATGCTGTTCGCGCTGCTATGATGAACAGCAACAACCAACCGCTGAACTATATCCTTGGTAATCTCTCGGAGAAGTTGCGTCCGGCGTGGACTTCTTGGCTGTTCTACTTCGCGCCCTTCGCCTTGTCCGGGGGGAAGGACGCCAGCTCTATCACGCTTGACGATGGGACAATCGTTGACCTCAAGTCGTCCATCAAGCTGGTTGCCAAGCGTTGCGACGAATTGTGCGACGCTGCCGAAATTGACAAGCTCGCTCGTGATAAGGGCGGGAATGTCAATGACCCTGCGGGCATGATGCGCTTGTGCGATTACGTTATCGGTTCCCTGCGCTCTGCTCCGCGCTTCGATACGTGGAAGCGTGAAAAGTCTACCGGACGGGGTGACAAGCCTTTGACGGAAGAAGAAGTCATGGCGAAGTACACCAGCTTGACCAACAAGCTGAACAAGTTGTTGGAACAGGCAAAGGCGTCTGGCGTCCACAATCCGCTCAAGTTCCCCGGTATTGAAGTACCTCACGGCTTGGATTACTACATCCAGATGTTGGAAAACGCGGACGAGAACGATATGGACGAAACCACTCTCGCTAAGGTTCGTCTGCTCAAGGGTGAGGGGCTTCCGTTCCGTTCGCTTCTCAATATGATTTCCTCTTGCGATACCTCTAACCTCTCGGTAGAGGAAGAATTTATCTACAACGCCCTGCTGAACGCCGCCGTTGAAAAGGGCATCGAACTGTAAGTTCACGCTACATAGAAAGCCTAAAGCAAACGCCTTTAGGCTTTCCATTGTGTCATGAACTACAACAACAGGATAACAACATGGAAACGGTATCTTTCTCGCGTACTATAGCACAAAGAACTCTTAAGACGGCCTTTGATCAGTTTGTCTACGGAACACCTGAAAATCATTGGTTTACCTACAGAGCAAAAAGAATCCCGCGTTGTCTTTGATGCCGCATATAAAGCACAAAGATGGGCTCT